TACAGACAAAGGCAAGGCAATAGGAAAAGCATTTATAAAACGTGAACCAATACCAGAAGATTTTTGGCAAGACCATCTTGATGGCAAAGAACCTGCATTAGGTGTCATACCTATTAACGAAGAAAACGAGTGTCGTTGGGGTTGCATTGACGTTGACGAGTACAAAGGCTTAGATCACAAAAAAATAACAGCCTCTATCAAGTCCCATAAATTCCCATTAGTAACGTTTAGATCAAAATCTGGCGGCGCACATTTATTTTTATTTGCAACAGAATACATACCGGCTGCATTGATGCAGTCAAAACTAAAGATGATGTCGGAAGCTTTAGGTTATGCAGGCAGTGAGATATTTCCAAAACAAACTGAGATACTAGTGGAGCGTGGAGATACAGGAAACTTTTTAAACTTACCATACCACGGTGGCATTAGGGGATTGCGTTACACTTTTGATGCAGAGGGAAACGCGGCTAGTTTAGAATCATTCTATTCTATATATGATGAATGGGTACAGACACGAGAACAGATAGAAGCGATAGTTGCTGTAAAAAAAGTTGAGACTAACGAAGCATTTAAAGATGGACCACCTTGCTTAAATAAATTAGCGGACGAAGGTTTTGGTGAAGGATCACGAAACAATGCATTATTTAATGTAGCTGTGTATCACAAGCAGGCTAACCCAGACACATGGGAGAACGATGTGATGTCGTCTAATCAAAAGTACATGGATCCACCATTAAGTTTCCAAGAAGTAAAACAGTTGATGAATTCTATTGGTAAACGTGGCTATGATAAATACAGATGTAAAGACCAACCAATATGTGGTGTGTGCAACGCTGCGAAATGTAGAACTAAAAAGTTTGGTGTAGGTTTTGAAGAAGAGCAGATGCCAGAGTTTGGTACATTGTCAAAAATAAATTCTAATCCACCACAATGGTTTTTAGATGTAGACAGCAAGAGAGTAGAATTAAAAACAGAACAATTACACAATCCTAATTTGTTTGCTATAGCAGTATTAGATCAAGCAAACATTGTATCACCAATACCAAAAGCAAAAGATTGGAGAGAGGTATATGTAAAACCTTTAATGGGTAATCTACAAGAGATAGAACCTCTTGAGTCATTGAGTCCACAAAACCAAATAGAAAATTTATTGTATGACTTTACAGTGCACAGAGCAATAGCGCGTACAAAAGATGATATACTCAATAAAGCTGCATGGACTGACGAAGGATACACATACTTTAGAATGGAAGACTTTTATAGTTTTGCAAAAAGAAATAACTGGGAACTAGATAAAATAAAAACAGGTAACTTAATTAAGCAACTAAAAATATTTGAAGAAGAAGTTAGAATGACGTTAAAGAATCAAACACCACGAGTTGTTAAGATACAAGCAATGAAGACATACAAACCAGATGTGTCTCATGTTAAATACCAAGAGAGTCCGTTCTGATGAAAACTATTATTTTAGGACCACCAGGTACAGGTAAAACAACTACACTATTAGATTTAGTAGATCAGTTTTTAAAAGCCGGTGTTGATTCTAAAAGAATAGGATATTTTTCTTTTACACGTAAAGCTGCAGAAGAAGCATCAGGCAGAGCTGCAGAGAAGTTTAATTTAGATGTGCAAGAAGATTTACCTTTTTTTAGAACACTACACTCATTAGCATTTAGAACACTAGGTGTAAGACGTGAGCAGGTTATGCAAACACGTGACTACAAAGACTTTGGATCAAAGGTCGGTATCAGTGTACGTTTACAACATGCAAACAATTCTGATTCTGATGGTACATTTACATCTGACAACGAATACCTATCACTAATAAACAAGGCTAGAGTTACAGAGCGTGATGTGATGGATTTGTATGATGATAACAATCACTATCTTGATATTGAACGCGATACGTTGTATTTATTAGACCGAGAACTTAAGCGGTATAAGCAAGAGAAAGGAATGATAGATTATGCTGACATGTTGGAAAGATTTGTTGAACAAGATGTATCACCATCTTTTGACGTATTATTTATTGACGAGGCACAGGACCTCTCACCTTTGCAGTGGCGAATGGTCAGGTCTCTTTGGTCGAAAGCAGACAAAACCTACATTGCAGGGGACGATGATCAAGCTATATTTAAATGGGCTGGTGCTGATGTTGATTCTTTTATCGCTCTTAAAGAAGAAGTAGATCAGATTGACACACTAAAACAATCCTACCGTATTCCTGGTGGACCGATACACGAGCTATCACAAAATATAATAGAACGTGTAAACAATCGTTTTGACAAAACATACAAGCCACGTGAAGCCACTGGTAAATTGAACAGGTATTCAGACATTACACAAGTTGACATGAGCGAAGGCGAATGGCTGGTGTTGGCATCTGCAAACTATTTTTTAGACGATGCAAAAGATTTATGTGAGTTGCAGGGATGGTATTTTTCTCACAAAGGTAGAAATTCTATACCATTAGATTTGTTATTGGCCATACAGCATTGGCAAGAATGGTCAAAGGGTGGTATGTTAAATGTTATACAAATAAAAAATATTTATTCTTATCTAGGTGAAAACATCACGCGCGGTTACCGCACCGGTAAAACGATGAACAATGATTTGTCATATACTCGAGAAGACTGTACCGCGGATCACGGATTGTTAACTGATAAAGTTTGGTACGAAGCATTTACAAAGATAGATACAAACACAGAGAACTACATACGAAACATGTTAGCAAACAAAGAAAAGATTTCACAAACACCACGAATTACAATGTCAACTATACACGGAGCGAAGGGAGGTGAAGCGGATAATGTTTTATTACTTCCTGATATTACCAAGTCTGCTGTCGATCATAATGATGTTAACCCAGACGAACTGCATCGGTTGTTTTACGTAGCAGTGACAAGAGCAAAAGAAAATTTACACATACTAGAACCAAGAAACTATGAAAGGGCATATGTACTATGAAGTCGTTAAAAAAACAAATTGGCGGTAGTCACTACAACCGATACGAGATACAACCCGCGGAATTCATCAATAAAAACAAATTGTTATTTGCTGAAGGAAATGCTATAAAGTATATTATGAGACACCCTCATAAGGGCAGCGGCAAGCAAGATTTAGAGAAGGCGATACACTACATAGAAATGATAATAGAGAGAGATTATGCCTAAACCGTTACAGGTTCCAATGTTCAAACCCGAAACAGAATGGGTTCCACCAACACACTTACCAGATTTATCTGACCGCAAAGAAATTGCAATAGACTTAGAAACAAGAGATCCAAATTTATTAACAATGGGATCTGGTTCTGTACGTGGTGATGGTGAAGTGATTGGTATTGCAGTTGCAGTAGAAGGATGGTCAGGTTACTTCCCAATCAATCACGAAGGTGGTGGGAACATGGACCGCGCATTAGTATTAGATTGGTTCGAAGAAGTTTTACACACTGACGCTACAAAAATATTTCACAATGCAATGTACGATGTATCTTGGATACGTTCTATGGGTTTTCAAATCCGTGGTGGTATCATTGACACATTGATTGCAGCATCACTGATAGATGAAAACAGATGGGGCTATGCATTGAACGCATTAGGCCGTGAATATGTAGGTATGGGTAAGAACGAAAAGATATTACAAGAAGCAGCAAAAGAATGGGGCATTAATCCCAAGTCAGAAATGTGGAGACTGCCAGCGCCATTGGTTGGTGAGTATGCAGAACAAGACGCAGTTGTAACATTAAAGTTATGGCATGCACTACAGCACGAAATATCAAAACAAGATTTATGGGACATATTTAATTTAGAAACAAACCTATTTCCATGTTTAGTTGATATGAAGTTTAAAGGTGTACGTGTTGACGTTGCAAAAGCAGAAGCTACAAAAGCACAACTGGTTGATGCAGAAAAAGAAATGCACCGCGATATAAAAAAGATTGCAGGTTTTGATGTAGAGATATGGGCTGCTGCATCTATTGCAAAAGCATTTGACATAGTCAAGCTACCGTACGATCGCACAGAAAAAGGCGCACCATCATTTACAAAAAATTTCCTGGCGACTCACCCTGCTGAGTTACCAAAACTAATTAATCAAGCTCGAGAGATTAACAAAGCCAACACTACGTTTATTGATACGATATTAAAACATAATTACAAAGGACGTATACACTCAGATATCAATCAAATCCG